TACGGGAGCATCCGCTCTGTGTCGACTGCCTGGGACATGGCCGCGTGCGCGTGGGCACCGACGTCCACCACACAATCAAGCTCCGATACGCTCCCGAGCGCAGGTTTGACGACACGATCCTAATGGCGCTCTGCGGCGACTGCCACAAGTCACGAACGGCCGCCGGCGAATAGAGGCTCCCAAAGTCACTCCGGGTCGCCCCAAAGGGATAGGGGGTCTCAAAAGGTTTTGAGGCCATCCTCTCTAGACCACGCGCCCCTTTTTCACGTGTCCGCAGTTCAGGAAATTTGAGATGCCATGCCCGCACCGCGAAAAGCAACCTCAGTCCTGGCCATATCGGGCAGCATCGAGCACGACAAAAAACGCTATGCCAACCGAACCAGCGAGCCTAAACCAACCGGCGCCCTCGGCCCAGCCCCAAAGCATTTCGACGCGGAGCTGAAGGCGATCTGGAAAGAGCTGGTCCGCCAGATTCCACCCGGCGTGCTCATGAACTCCGATCGCCTAATCCTTGAGCTGACCTGCCGGCTCACCTTCCAGATGCGCTTCGGCGTCGAGTTCACGAGCAGCAACGCCGCCCAACTTGTGAGCTGCCTCAGCCGCCTGGCCATGACCCCTTCCGATCGGAGCCGGGTCAACCTGGCGCCCGGTAAGGGCGACCCGGCCCTAGCGCCTTCACCGTTCGGAAAATTCGCATGATTACGGAATGCTTGAGCTACGCCGGCGCGGCAACACAATACGCGGTCGAGGTCGCCAACGGCACCATCCTGGCTTGCAAGTGGATCCGCCTTGCTGCAGCCCGGCACCTTGAGAATTTAGAGCGGCCGGGTTTCCCATATAGGTTCGACGACGCGACCGCCAACAAGGCCTGCGAGTTCATCGAACTGCTTCCCCACACCAAGGGCCGCTGGGCAGCGCGCAGAGAGAAGCTCAAGCTCGGTCCCTGGCAGATCTTCATTGTCTGCTCGATCTTTGGCTGGCTCAGTAAAGAGACTGGGCTTCGCCGGTACCGCGAAGCGTACATTTGTGTGCCGCGCAAAAACGGCAAGTCGCCCCTCGCCGCCGCGATCGGCCTCTACATGCTGCGGTGCGATAACGAGGCCGGCGCCGAAGTAGTCTGCGGCGCCACAAGCGAAAAGCAGGCGTTCGAAGTATGGCGCCCGGCCAAGATCATGGTCGAGAAAACCCTTGACCTGCGCAAGGTCCTGGGCATCAAGGCCAACGCGCGATCGCTCACCGTCGAGGCAACCGGCGGCAGTTTCATCCCCGTCATCGGCAAACCCGGCGACGGCGCATCGATCTCATGCGGCATCTGCGACGAGTTTCACGAGGCAGACACAGCGGAGCTGTACGACACCCTGCGCACCGGGATGGTCGGGAGAGAGCAACCACTCCTCCTGGTCATCACCACGGCGGGATTCAACACGGCGTCCCCGTGCCACGATCTGCAGATCACCGCGCAGCGCGTCCTCGAGGGCGCCCTGATCGACGAGCAGCTTTTCACGGTTATCTACACGATCGATGCCGGCACCGACTGGACCACTGTAGCGGCTCTCTGGATGGCGAACCCGAACCTGGGTGTGTCCGTCTCGCTCGAAACGCTACTGCACGATCAGCAACAGGCCATCAAGAACGCGGGTAAGGCCGGGGTCTTCCGCACCAAGCATTTGTGCGAGTGGATGACGGCATCGGCCGCGTATTTCAACCTGGTCAAATGGGCGGCTGGCGCAGACGCCACGCTCAGCGAGGAAGACTTCAAAGCGGATCCACTTTACATCGGCATGGATCTCGCCAGCGTGCTCGATCTCAGCGGCGTGGTCAAAGTTTATGTGCGCTCGGCCGACGGGAAGCTGCATTTCTATGTGTTCCCGCGGCACTACCTTCCGCAGGATCGGATCTCGCTGCCTCAGAACCAGCACTATCAAAAGTGGGCGGACGAGGGCTTCCTGATCCCCTGCGAGGGCAGCGCGCTTGACTACGCCCTAGTGCGCACCGATCTGACGGCCGACATCGAGGCCCACAGCGTCACGGCGCTGTGCTACGACAAGCGCTACTGCGACCAGCTTACCCAGGAGCTATACCTGGCCACCGGCGTCACGCTCGTTGAGGTGCCACAGATTCCGCAGTATCTCAGCCTGCCGATGAAGTCGCTCGATGCGGCGATCCTCGACGGCCGCGTGCACCATACCGGCGATCCGGTGTTGACCTGGTGCATGAGCAACGTGGTTTCCAAAGTTCGCGGCCAGTCCGAGAATGCCTTCCCGGAGAAACAGAAGCCGGCCAACAAGATCGACGGCGCGGTCGCCTTACTTAACGCGATGAACCGCGCCCTCACCGCTGAATCGACCGCCAGCCAATCCGGTATCGGCTGCTTCTCGATGTAGTCCACGCACCACTGAGAACTTACACATGGCCCTCTTCGGCAAAAGAATCACTTCCGCGTTGATCGCCCTTCGCGGCGGCAGCCCCATCGACAATCCCGCCATCCCCCTCAGCTCCAGCGCGATCTGGGATTGGCTAGTTGGCGGCGAAGCCACCGTCGCCGGCGAGCAGATCAATGAGGCCAACAGCCTCCAGATTACGACCGTTTATTCCTGCATCACCCTGCTCGCTTCAATGGGAGCCACGCTCCCGCTGCGGCTGATGGAGCGCACCGACAAGGGGCACGTCGTCGCGGAAGACACCGGCCTGCACTACCTGCTCAACAGCGAGCCAAACCCGGAAATGTCCGCGCCGAGTTTCGTTGAGACTATGATCGGCTGCCTCGCCATGGGCAACTGCTACGCGCAGATCGAGCGCAACAAGCTCAGGCAGGCTGTCGCGCTCTGGCCGCTGAATCCGCTCAAGACCGAACCAGTCCGACAGCCCAGCGGCGTCATGGCGTACAAAACTTCGCAGGGCGAACCTCTCGGCACCTATCGCATCGTCGATGCCAAGGACATGATTCACGTCCCGCTGTTTTCACTCGAAGGCCGCAAGGGCATGTCCCCCATCATGCTGGCCCGCCAATCTCTGGGCCTGGCCAAGGCGGCTGAGAAACATGGCGCGCGACTCTTCGGCAACGGCACAAAGGGCACAGGCGTCTTCATGAACAAGGCCCCCAAGCCGTCTCCAGCGGTGCAGAAAGAAATGAAGGAAAGCTGGCAGGAGAACGCCGGCGGCGTCAATCAGGGACGTATGCAATTTTTATGGGGCGGCGACTGGTCCTATCAGTCCCTCGGGCTCACGCCCGAAGAATCGCAGTTCCTCGCGACCAGGTCATTCCAGCGCGCCGATATCGCGGCGCTCTGGAAGATCAGCCCGCACCTGGTCGGCGACACCAGCCGTTTGAGTGGCACGAACTCAGAGCAGCTCATGCTCCAATTCCTGGTCATCTCCCTGGCACCGCTGCTGCGCAAGCTTGAGGCCGAATTCGATCGCAAGCTCTGCCCCACCCAAGGCAGCAAGGCAGGGAAGTTTTACAGCAGCTTCGATGTAACCCGACTGCTGCGCACCGATTTGAAGTCGCAGAACGAGGCCTACCAGGCCGGGCGCAACGGTGGGTGGTACACGGCCAACGACGTGCTCCGCAAGCTCGGTGAGAATCCCGGCGGTCCGGAGTGCGATGTCTACGTCACGGCCGTCAATTACCAAAATTCAAAGCGACTGCTCGATACCGAGTCGCTGCAAGACCAGCCCATTGACGCGGCACTGCCCACGCCGGCGGAGCGGTCCATGCTTGGCGTGTACACCCGCGCCTTCATCGGCCTCTATTCAGACGGGTTCAACCGCCTTTTGACCCGCAGCAAGAGGGATTTGGCCGCGATTACGGCCTGTTTCCAGCCTGTTCTTCGCTCCATCGCGGACACGGCGATCGGTCAAAACGGCGTCGGTTTGTTCACCGGAGGCGATCCAGCCGACGGCGTAATCAACGACGCGCTGCGCGCAATGGAAAAGCGGGCCGCAAAGTGGCCGGCAGTCATTCCAGACGCCGATCGCGCCGGTTACGCCAACGCCGAGTTCACCCGCGCCGTCCGCTCCATTCACATCGCGGTTTCACGCGACATCGCCGCGGCCAAAGCGGTACACGAACTCGCAGCACCCGAAGAGGACACAGATGATCAAGCAGCCTAAAACCGAGCGCACAGTACGCACGCTTCTTACCACCGAGTTCCGCGTCGCCACCGCAGACGACGGCACCCGCACGCTCTCCGGGCTCATCCCCTACAACTCGCCGTCGTGCGACCTGGGCGGCTTCACCGAGCTGCTGGCCCCTGGAGTCTTCGCCGGCGCGCTCAAGGCTGGCGCAGACGTACTCTGTCTCCGCGATCACATCCCGGCCAACCTGCTCGGCCGGACAAAAAGCAAGACTCTGGCTCTGACCGATTCGCCCGAAGGCCTGCGCTTCGTTTGCAAGCTGCCGAAGAACTCCCAGGGCTCTGACCTGGCCGAGTCGGTTGACCGCGGCGACCTGGACGCCAACAGCTTCGGATTCTCCACCATTGAGGACAAGTGGCTCTGCGATGCCGCCGGCAACGTGGTGCGCACGCTGATCGCCGTCGACCTTTACGAGATCTCGCCATGCAGCTTCCCGGCGTACCAGTCGTCCGAGGTATCGATCCGGTCCCTCGCGTCGTGCCCCGTCGAGATCCGCGCCAAGATGAAACAGCGCGACGCAGAACAATGCTCCTGCGACTGCGCCGAGTGCGCCGGCGGCGATTGCGGCCTGTGTTCCGACGCCGATTGTGACGAGGAGTACTGCTCGTGCGCCGAGTCGCGCTCCATCAGAAACGCAGACGCAAACCGCGTGATGAACATCCGCCTGGCCTTCACCGACTAATCTAGTGATGAATTCGGAGGTAGAACCGGATGCCCAACGACAAGAGAAAAGAAGTTGAAGCTCTGATCGATAAGGCCGCGAAGGCGGAGAAGTCAGAGGAAGCATTGAAGTTCTCGCAGGCCGCCTGCAACGCGGCCAATGCCATGTGTGCGATTAAGACCGCGGAGCATATGCCCAACCACGGTTAAACCACTTTTTGCATCACGCATGACGGGCGCGCCGCTTGCCGGCCGCGTTCACTCGCACCCGTCTGTCATGCCGCTGAGAAGCCCCAGCCTGCCGCTGCCGCTGTCCTGCAAGCATCAAATCTCGCAGCACAAGGAAGTACCATGACCCTTTTTGAATTGCAGGAAAAGCGCAACAAACTCCTCTCTGACGCCCGCGCCATTATGGCCGGCGCAGACGTGACGACCGAGCAGCGGGTCGCCGTAGACAAGATGTTGGCCGACGCCAACGTGATCAAGGCCGACATCGAGCGCACTGTTTCGCTCGAAGCCGACGCGGCCGAGCTCCGCAGCGTACCCAACCGCGTTGCCCAGGCGCCCATCGCCGATGGCGCCATCGTCGTAGCTGAGACCCGCTCCATGGATGAGCGCCGCGCCGCAACCGCGGTGGCACTCCGCAACTACGCAGCCGGAGCCACATTCGAGCGCCGCGATCTGACTATTGCCATCGATGGCTCTGTCATGATTCCGGTAGGCGTCACCGATCCGAAGATTGCCCTCAAGTCTTCGGGCTCGGTATACGACCTGGTGTACAAGTTCCGTACCAGCACCGGCGAAGCGGTCAAGGCTCCCCTCCTCTCGGATCTGGCTAACGGCTTCGTGCTCAACTCGGCCCCCATCACCACCACCGATCCCTCGGCCACCGGCGTCACCATCCAGGTTGACGACATCCGGTCGAATCCGATCCTGCTCGACAACTCTCTGCTCAACGACGTCCTGTTCGACCTGGTCGGGTTCGTTGAGAAGGCGACCCAGACGCGCTATCAACGCACAGCCGCGAACTGGATCACCAACGGCAACACGTCGAACGTCGGCGCGCTCTCGGCCGTCGCCGCGGGCATCACCGGTGCCACCACGCTCGTGACCAAATATGCCGATCTGACTGGCATGCTGGCCACCCTGGACCCTGCATACGCGATCGGCGCTTCGTGGCTGATGAGCAATGCAACCCTCGCCAACGGGATCATGAACATCACGGACGGCAACCAGCGCCCCATCTTCCTGCCCTTCCTTGACGGCGGAATCTCCGGCTTCGCGGGCACGATCTTCGGCTTCCCGGTGAAGATCAACCCCTACCAACCCGCGATCGGCGTGGGCAACCCGTACATCCAGTTCGGCAACTTTTCAGAGGGTTACACCTACCGCGAAGTGCTTCCCGGCATCATGCTCAAGAAGAGCGTTGACCGCTGGATCGAGCTGAACCGGACTGGCTTCGTGGCCTTCGCCCGCGTGGGCGGCGCTGTCACGGATGCAGGCAGCCATCCTGTAATCACACTCACAGGCAAGTAACCAATCCCTCAACCTCCTCCCCACGGGGCCGGCTTCAACGCCGGCCCCGAAGAGGCCCCATGCCACAAACCCCAGTTCCAACCCCACCGGCTCCCAAGCCGGCGCCGATCCGCGTCCCCCGCGAACAGGCGGACCGTCCAATTCAGAACCGCGAACGCGCCATCAGGTAAACCATGCCCCTCGTCTACAAAGAAATGTCCGCGCCCATCGCGGAGCCGATGACCCTCGCCCAGGCGAAGCTGCAATGCATCATCGACTCCGGCGATACCTCGCAGGACACGGTGATCGGCGGATACATCATCGCCGCGCGGCAATATGTCGAGAAGAAAATGCAGCGCGCCATCTTCCCACGCGCCATGCGCCTGAACCTTGACTTCTTTCCCTTCCCTGATTGGTCTGGCACCATCGGCGCAAATGATCGCCACGTCCTTTACGGGAAATACTGGCACGCGCTCATGATCAGGCTGCCGATGGTGGCCACGCTCTCAGTTGAAAGCATCACTTACATCGATCTCACCGGCACTCTGCAGACTCTCGATCCAAGCCAGTATTACGTCGACCTGACGAGCGAGCCGGCGCGCATCGTGCCCATGCCGGGGCTTTACTGGCCATACACACAGAGCTACCTCCCCGGCTCGGTCACCATCCTCTACACGGCCGCGACGTATGCGCTGCCGGTTGTGGATTCGCTGGAAGTTCCATTGGCTTCGCCATTCGCAATTACGCTTTCCCAGGCCGCGGCGTTCATGGCTGGCACGGTACTCCAGGTCACCAACATCGTCCTGGTGGACTCTACCGGCGCTCCAGTCCCCTTCACCAATGCGAGTTCGGTCTTGACCGTCAACAGCTCGTACACAGGCGCGACACTCACGGCGAGCTACTGCATCGGCAACTGCCCGGCCACCATCACCCAGGCCATGAGCCTGCTGATTTCGTATTGGTTCACCCACCGCGACGCAGCCGAGGCCAATCCGCCCAAAGCCATCGAGATGGGCGTTGAGAGCCTGCTTGCAACCGACACCTTCGACACCTTCGGGTACCAGGCATGACCTTCGACCCAACCCAACTCGCCGCCGGCCGGCTTCGCCACTCCATCACCATCCAAAAGCCCAGCTCCACCCGCGACTCAGCCGGGCAGCCCGGCACTACCTGGTCAACGGTGCTGACCACGCACGCCGCCATCGAGGGCACCTCGAGCCTGACCTTCAAGTTTTCGTTTCAGAACTCCACTCAAGCGGCCAACGCAACCGACTGCATCACCATCCGCTATCCCGCGGTCGCGATCGCGCCCGGCATGCGGATCCAGTTCGGCGACAATGCCTACACCATCCAGGATGTTGACGACGTGAATCGGCGTCACCGGATTTTGATCCTCGCCTGCATCGGCGTTGACACCGTGAGTTCGTAATGGCCGATGAAGTCAAGCTCACCATCGACACGCATGAATGGGAGGACCTGCTCAAGGCACTCCCCACGCGCGTAGCCAAGCGGGCGGTCCGCAACGCGCTGCAGGCCGGCGGTGATGTCCTCCTCGACGCAATGGTCGCGGAATGCCCCGAGCGTACCGACGAACCGACTCCGGACAGCAATGCCCTGCAGCCGGGCGTGCTCAAAGAAAGTCTCTGCGACCAGGTCGTCATCGGGACCAGGTACAACCCGGCGGTGAAGGTCGGCCCCGGCATCGGCACCGGCCACGTGGCCTATTGGGTTGAGAACGGCTTCGACCACATCGAGGGCGGCAAGAGCGGTGAAAAGGGTTCGCACGTTACAAAGCACATCGACGCAAACCCGTTCATGGTGCGCAGCTTCGATTCTTCGATTGAGCGGGCCGTCGAAGTGATGCTTGAAAACCTGGCATCTTCGCTCGGCCAGGACCTGGCCGACGATTCACCTTCCGACTCGGAGTACGGCGGAGAGGACTACTAAATGGTCACACTCATCGAAGGCATTGTCGCGCTGCTGCTCACCGAGACGCCCATCGTGGCCATCGTCGCCGGCGGCGACAGCATCCAGCCGATCCCCGCGCCCGTCGATATCTCGCTCTTCCCCGCCATCGTGTACCAGGCGGTCAGCGATCACGACGAGATGACGCTCACCGGATCGAGCGGTGTGGCCCACGCGCGCATTCTGTTTAGCTGCCACGCGTGCTTCGGGCCAGGCAGCTACCTCATCGCCCACAAGCTCGGGCTCGCGGTCAAGGCCGCGCTCAACGGCTACCAGGGATTTCTCCCCGGCGGTCCACAAGTCTTCTTCGCCGACGTCGTCAATCTCACCGATTTGTATCAGTCCGACGCCCTGCTCTCCACAACCAACGTCTCAGTCCTGGTCGATTACCAGAGCTAAGCCCCCACCGCTTCACACGAGGTAACATCATGTCCACTCTCTCAAAGGGCGGCACAGGCGCAGGCGCAGTCCTGGTTATCAATGCCACTCCCGCAACCATTGCAGCGCCTGTCGCTGCTCCGTCCATTCCTCCGACCGCGTTGACTCTTGCCCCGGCTGCAACCCCCACCGGCATTGCGCTCTTGCAGATTAAGGACTTCACCCTGCCAGAACAGAAGCTGAGCTTTGACGACATCACAAATACAGGCTCGCCTTCCGACATCGCCGGCACCGTCACGAAGGAATCCATTCCGACCGTGCTGGACCCCGGTGAGTTCACCGCGACGGGTGTGTTCTTGCCCGGTGACCCCGGTTTGATTGCGCTCCAGACAGCTTTCCTGTCCGGACTCGCGAACCAGTATCAGGTGCAATTGCAGAAGATCGCCGGACAAGTCACGAGCGGAAACGTGTACGACTTCAATGGCTGGGTCTCCTCTATGCCTACCCCGGTCGGCATAGGTGCTGACAAGACGCTGACCGTCAAGATCAACATCAAGTTGCAAGGGATCATGACCATTAAGACCGGCAGCTAAACCCAACTGAACTGGGTTCCCCCGGTCCCTCGCGTTTGGGGACCGGGGATACCACAAACCTGAAGAGGAATCATGACTAACCCCGTAGCACCTTCCACATCCCTGACCATCGGCGAGGCCACGTTCCAACTGCTCTTTTCCTTCGAAGCGGTCGCCGTCGCCGAAGATGTAACCGACCGCGCGCTGCTGACCGGGTTGCGCTCACGCGACATTTCCGCGCCCTCGATCAACCTGGTCCGGGCCATGCTTTACGCCGCGATGCTTCCCCTGAACCCGAAGTCCACCCTGGCCGAAGTCAAGACTCTCGTGACGCGCAAGAACCTGTCCGAGATATGGTCCGCTGTGCTCGCATGTTGGAGCGCCGGCATGGCCGAACCTGACACCGAGGCGGACGAAGACACGGCCCCCAGGACGGACCAGAGCTAACCAACGCGCAGCGGTGGATGGGATTGTGGAGTTCAGCGCGTTACGATCTACACTTATCCGACGCTGACTTCTGGTCCCTTACCCCGCGGCAGTTCTCCGCTCTCCTGCGCCGGCACAAGCAGGCCCTCGATCGCAGCAACTACCTGGTCGGAATCCTGGCCTCAGTTACCGCCAACTTCTCGATGGCGCGCCCCGATCCCCCGCTCAGCTCTGAAGATTTCATGTTAGGTCGCAAGGTCAAGGAGCCCACCGACGATGAGATCGCGGAGTCGTTCGCGGCCAAATTTGCCCTGATCGCAGTTCGGCCAGGCGTGCCAATTCTCTAATCATTTTCTAATCCACACCCGGAGTTGTCCCCATGAATAAGTTTCTGCGGTCCGCCCTGCTGGGCGCGTGCCCCCTCGCGTTTGCCGTCGCCTCGTTCGCCACCACGCCTCTGGGTTACGTGTCCCTTAGCAGCAACCAGCTGCAGGACTCCACGGGCAACCTGATCGCGAACGCCACCCTACACGCCTCGCCAGTCAATAACTCCGGGTCGCCGCTCGGCTTCCGCGTGAATGGTTTAGGTCAGTCGGTGTCCAGCACCGTTGCTACGATTGTCACGAACGGCGTGTTTACTATCCAGCTCGCCGACACCGCGCTGACCTTGCCCATCAATATTTGCTACTCGCTCACCGTGACAGACAACGTAAGCGGCAGGCAGCTGTTGGGTCCGGGCTACTCGTGCGTACAACCCGCTGGCTCTGGATCTGCCGTCTCCAGCGGCTTCTGCACCGCTGCCACGAGTGTGGGCGGCGCTTGCAGCTTCGACGTGTACCCACCTAACGAGGCCGCGCTGGTTGTCACCCAAACCGGCCCTGCCGGCCCGACCGGGCCAGCCGGCGCTGGATTCATCCCCGGCCTCACTTCGAATGGGACGAACGGCATCAATGTCGCAGGCACCGTCGCGGCAACGAGTGCGGTCGTTAACGCCATCAACGGCACAACACTGCGCGGGCGGGCTTGGACGGCGAATGGTGACTCGATCACGGCTGGTTATGGACCATGCGGTACTACTGAACCTTGCGCACAGGCATACGCACCTTTAATCGCGGCAGCGCAAGGGTGGACTCTCACCAACGAAGGCAACAATGGGGATCAGTTGTATGATCAGAACCTACGCATCTACGCCGATCCTCCAGTAACCGCGACCTCGGTTAGCAGCTTGCTCATTGGCGAAAACGAACTAAACTACAATCCTCCAAGCTATCCCGAACCTGAATGGATTGCGTCTCTACGCGCGGCTTATCTTTGGAAACTCGCTCCAAATCTCAAGAGCGGGCAGAGTTCGGCTTGTGCCACATCCGGCACATGGGCTTCCGACACATGGCTGCCCAATTACAACGGGACTACAGTCGGATCAATTCCCGGCGTGCTGGCAACAAACACTAACGGTTCAACCTGGACCTGCTCTTTCTATGGCACAACCGGCTACCTTATCGTGGGCGCGACCACCACCACTTACCCGGCTTTCAACGTAACAATCACCAGTTTCGGTGGATCTCCGGTAACTCAACTACAACCACAAGGGGTTGCGCAAATATCCGGCGGTGCCGGTTGCATCAATTACCAATGCAATCTTTTTACGCCGTTTCTGGCGTGGAGCACCCCGCTGGGAACTGGACGACCGAACACCTGCCCAACTAGCTCATTAGTAGCGTCCTGCACATCTGCGTATGCGCTGCGCTTCGCAGGGCTAAACAATGGTCTGCACGTCATGACCGTGACCTATGTCAGCGCCTATTCAACGGACAAACTACGTATTATTGGCGTTGCCGGAAACGGAAACCAACTTACGAATACCGGGCCTTATGACTATGCTGCGACGATGTACAAGGACGCCGCGCACACTGACGCTCAGTTAGACGGGCTCGATCAGAATATCCAGCAAGTGACGGACGAACTATCAGGAGATGGCCTCGGAATCGCCAATGCCGATGTGCGCGGGGCATGCTACACCTCAAATCTTTTACCTAACTGCAATGGCTACGACGGCACGCATCCGAATGCCGCAAACTCAATCACTATCGCCAACGAATTTCTAAAGTTGATGAACTTTTCGTCGATGGGGCAAGTAAATGGCACGGCGGCAAAAACCATCCCGTTTCAGGGCGCTGTTGGCGGTGATTTATGCGGGGTTGCCCCAAATGTCTATATTTGCAACTTGAACGGACAACCGCTCACTTCTGTAGGTTCGGGTGGCACTTCTGCTTTTCTCGGTCTTACTGCCGCTGTGAACAACCAAACTGGCCCGCAGTTCACGAGCCCCAATTGTGCGGCAAATGCTATTGCGGCGGGACCGGGGACAGGAAGTTCCCCTGGATCGGCATCATGTAGGCCGTTGGTACAGGCTGACTTTCCATCCACACTCTCGACACGATGGAATTATCTCGGCAATCCGACCGGGAATCTCAATTTATCCATGCCACTGAATAATGCGTTCACTTTTACTTGGACAGGCGGCGCACGAACAACGTTCAATACTGCGTATGTGTTTGGTGCGGATACAGGTTCCCCCACTGCTGCTCAGTTTTTCATAGAGGACACAACTGGCAACACTTCAACAGGCCCAATGTTAGAGGTAGAATCTCAAGGAACCTCAACAGCGATGCCAGTTAAGTTCTGTGCTGACGGTGGGTCGAATTGCATCGAAATGACAGGTGGTGCGTCCCCGGTTCTGCAAGCGATTGGAACAGCCTCGATCATCGCCACAAGCGCCACAAACGAAGTTACAAGTTTTTCTGCACCTTCTGTCTCGTGGCCTACTTGGCTGGTTCCTACCGTCACCACGAGCACCACAACTCCATCGTTAACTGTAGCTGCCAGCACGATTCCCGCGTCGATAGGTGGCACAGGCGAAGCGGGAACGGTTACGGGCGTCCTCTATGGCAATGGCACGAGTGCCCATACTGCGTCGACAGCAGCGCAAATGGTGTCCGCAATCGGTTCAACGGCTGTTACGAATGCAACGAACGCAACCACATCCAACCAGGTCGCAGGGTTGACGGGTGTCGTATATGGCAACGGCACCAGCACAGCGACAGCGGCAACGTCGGCTCAGGTGCAAACCCTCATTGGGTCCAATGTCTATGAGCCGGTCACGACGCAGGGCATTCCCAAGTTGACCATCGGTACAGCCATTGCATCGGCCACAACGATTGCCCCTGTATCTCCGGCGGTTCACATCACGGGCACCACGGCCATTGCGACGATCACAGCGCCCACGGGCTGCACGACAGCCGGAGTTGGGTGCCAGGTGACGCTCATCCCAGATGCTCTCTGGACCACGACTACCGCTGGCAACATTGCCATCGCGTCTACGGCGGTGCTGTCGAAGGTCGAAACCATGACCTACGACCCGGCCACAGCAAAGTGGTATCCGAGTTACTAAGCCCCACCTTCCCGTGCACCACAGGGCGGCCATCAGGTCGCCCTGTCCATTGGAGTAAACACTCATGGCCTCACGCAAAGTAGCAGCAGCATACGTCTCGCTCGAGCTCCAGATCGCCAACTTCAAAGCAGCCATTGGGGAAGCCCAGGGACTGACGAAGAAGATGGCCGCGGATATGCGCGAGCAGATGGACAGGAGCCGCGAGTCTGTTCGCCTGCTTTCCGAAGAACTGGGGCTAGGCATTCCACGCGGTCTTCAGGGAATCATCAGCAAGCTGCCGGGAATTACCACAGCCATGAACCTGGCCTTCGATGCAGTCGTTGTGTTCGCCCTGATAAACACCGTTGTGGAAGTCACGAAGAAGGTTGTCGAGTTCGCCCAAAAGTCCGAGGAAGCTGCGAAGAAACACGAAGAGGCGTGGGGTTCGATCCACGGTTCCATGCAGAGAACGAACACCGAAATAGAGCTGGCCAACGCGAAGCTGGAGGACACGAACGCCAAGCTGGAACACAAGCCGCAGAGGAACGGTCCACTGATCGCCATCCTTGAAGCCAAGAAGGCCGCCGAGGATCTGCAGAAGCAACTCGGCGACGACATCAAATTAATTGAAGACGCTCTCCAGAAAACAGATGTCGGCCTGATTAGTTCCATCTGGGGGAACAAGTCTCGGAACGGCTACGAGCAGACGATGGAGGAGCAGCACCGCCTCCACATGAGGGACGCGGCCACGCCAGAGGCGCGGCTGGCCGAGGCAAACAGCTTCAGCAGTTCATTGGCCACCCGTCGCAACGAGCTGGAAGCTCTCAGCACGGGAAAGCACACGTACCTGGATGGTTCAGGCGCGGTCCGCAAGATCGACACGATGCATGCCAACTACGGTGCGAACTACGCTCCGGAAATGAACGACGTCAATGATATGCAGGCATCGAGCCGTGATGAGGTAACTGTCATCCGGGCGACTCAGCAACATGAGGCTCTCCAGGGCCAGAACACCAGGCTCACCCAAGCCGGTACAGCGAGCGCCGATTCCTACAAGGTTATGGAGGAGCTGTTCAAGAAAACCAAGGCGCTTTGGGGGATGTCTGTTGAGGACGAGATTCAGTTCTGGGCGGCGAGGATTTCCGCGTTCGGCCGAGGATCATCGGAATACGACTCCATCCAGGACAAACTCTATTCGGGGTACGAGGCTCGCTCGAAGCAGTTCGACGAGATCCGCAAATCCACGGCCATCAAGAACGTCCCTGACGGGGTCCTGAATTTCATCAACATGGATCCGCATGAGGGCGGGAACAAGATCGCGGCGGAGCTGGCCAAGGGTTATGAAGCCTACGCGAAGTTCACCGGGGAACTCGGCCAGGTCAAGCTGAAGGCGCTGGAATCCACGGGCGCTTTGACCCCGCATGCAGCGGCTCTGGCCGAGGTTGCGCTGCATGCGAAGAGCTACGCCGCCGAGCTGGTACCGCTCAATGAGCAGCTTGCCAAGCTCAAGAAAGAAGTTCCTTCAGACGAGCGTCAGGCGCAGATGATGGATGTCGGCAATCAGATAAGTCAGATCCCATACAAGTACCAGATTCAGCAGGCGACTGACAGCGCAACGACTTTCAGCACGTCATTCACCGGCCAGGTCGACAAGACCTTCGCCGACATTATCGCGAAGTCCCAGGACTGGGGCGCACAGTTCAGGGAGACCGTCACCAGTGCGCTGGGTGATGTGAACAACGCCCTCATTCACGTCCTGACGACCAAGCCACAAGCCGGCGATCATCCGTTCGAGCAGGCTGGCAAGGCGATCTTCACAGGCGTTGCGAAGACCGGATTGCAGGATGCCGAAGGCACTCTCATGAAGGGACTCGGCCTCAACAAGATCGGCACGTCGGAAGCAAACCCCATGTGGGTTCGAATGGCGAGTGTGCTGAAGAGCGCCGGCACTGCCGTATCGACGGCGACCCAGGCAGCTACCAGCGGCGGCTTCTGGAGCGGCCTGGCGTCCATGCTCATCCCCAAGGCTGGTGGCGGTCTTCTGAGCCCCGGCGATTTCTACATGACCGGTGAAAAAGGTCCGGAGCTTTTGCAGGTTGGATCCACTTCAAAGATCAACAATGCTCGCGACACTTCGGCGATGCTTTCCGGTGGCAGCGGCGGCGGTGTCACCAACCACGCCTGGAACATCGACGCCCGCGGCGCCAACGACCCGGCCGCAATCAACGCTGCGGTTCAGCGCGGCATCCGGCAGGCAGCTCCACACATCGTCGCTGCAAGCAATGCAGCCGCGAAGGATTCGGCACGCCGCAGCCCAAGTTCGCGCCGCTAGCTTCCCGCCCAATCTGATCCACGCATAACAACGGAGTCCCCATGTCCTCAGTGATCACCATTGGGTCGAGTACTTACACGCTCATAACGCTGCCGCCCTATCCCGGCATGGCGGACATCAGCGTGACGATGGAAGACGCGGTGGCCAATGTTGGATCTCCGTTCGTTCCCTCGCGGAATCAAACGTTCGCCTGGCCGGGAGCGGACGGCTGGTCATTGAGCTTCACGCTGCCAAAGATGAATCGCTGGGTTGCCTCTCCGTGGCGCGGATTCATGGCCGAGCTTCGCGGCATCGGCAACGTGTTTCAAATCGGCGATCCATTCTGCGCAACTCCGCTCGGAGCGGCAGAGGGCGCTCCTATCTGCAACACCACGGGGACGAACAACCTCACCTCGGCCACTTCCCTCGTGACGAGCGGGTGGACTCCCAACGTCTTCGGCCAGCTTCTCGCCGGCGATTATCTCCAGATCGGCTACCAGCTTCATGTTGTCTGCGAGGCCGTGAACTCGGACGCCGGCGGCAACGCGACCATTGCTATCTGGCCCTCGCTTCGCAAGTCGCCGCCGAACCTCACGGCCATCAACCTGATCGACACGGTCGGCCTGTTCCGCCTGAAAGACAACGCCCGTAGCTGGCACGGTGACTTCACCGGCCTGCTGCAGCTTTCGGTCTCTGCAACCGAGGTGCGGTAATGCCCAGAAACATCTCCGCCCCCATGGTTGCCCCGCTGGTCTCGAATTACGTGCGGCCGCTGTTCATGGCGATCATCACTTTTCATAGCCAGGTTGTGCATTGCTGGACCGGCGTCGGCAACCTCGTCTACGCCGGAAACACGTACACAGGCGTGGGCGATTTCGGCAAGCTTTCGCCCATCGTCGAAGGCACGGACGTTCAGGCATACGGCTCTTCGATCTCGCTCTCCGCCATCGATCCTTTGTTGCTCGATGAGTGCATGGCCGACATCCAGCTAGGCGCGCCGGTGACGATCTACTTCGGCCTTCTGGACTTAAACGGCAACATCTTCGGCACGCCATACCCGCTGTTCGTGGGCACTGTTGATCAGCCCAAGATTCAGATCGGAACCAAGACGCTGTCGATCACGCTGGCCCTCGAGAACAAGCTCTCGAACCTGTCACGGGCCAACATGCGCCGCTACACATCGGCGGACCAGATGCTTTATTTCCCCGGCGACACTTTCTTCCAATCCGTTGAAAGTTTGAATGACCAGGCGCTTATTTGGGTGGCCTGATGGAGAATCGCATGACCCTTAAAAGATCGGAATCATGGGCAGAGAAAGAGTTCCATGAGTTCCTGGTTGACAACACCCGGACGCCCTTCAAGTGGGGGACGTGGGACTGCGCGTTAATGGCCGCTGCAGGGATCCAGGCGATGACCGGCTTCGATATTGCCAGCGACTTTCGCGGCCTCTATTCCGACGAGACCGGCGCGAAGGCCGCAATCGTCAAGGTCACCGGCATCGAGAATGGCACCGTCGAAGACGCTGCCGCCTGGTGCGCCACGAAGCATGACCTGGTCGAGTGGCAGCACCCTCTGAGGGCACAGCGCGGCGATCTGGTTGTCCTCGAAGACGCCGGCCGGGTTATCGCCGGGCTTGTTCACCTGAGCGGGCGGCACATCGTCGCCGCCGGCGAACAGGGTCTCAAGAGACTCCCGATCACATCGGTGAAAAGAGCATGGCATGTCTAAAGCAATTTACGGAGCCGGCATCCTGCTAGCCGATGCAGCGCTCGTCACGGCCAGCATACTCGATCCCTTGCTGATACCCGCGAGCTTGTACCTGTCCGGGATGCTGGGCACCATCGAAGTGGGCTTGCTCGGCGCTGGCGTCTCCATGGAGGCCGGCGCAATCGCCGAGGCCCTCACTGGCAACCGGGGCATGAACATTTCGACCAGGACCGCTGCGGGGCTTCGCCAGCTCATCTACGGTCAGCAGCGCGTCGGCGGAACCATCACCTACAAGTCCACCACGGGCGCGGGGGGCTCCGGCGGCAACTACGTCATGAACTTTATAATCCCGGTCGCGACCTGGACGATTGACAGTTTCATCAACGTCTACCTGGACGGCCGGCAACTGTATTTCGCGCAGAACGGCAACGCCGCGAACATCGGCTGCGGCCATGTATCCACACCACCCACAACGACCGTCACGGTATCCGGCGGAGTCATTACCGGAATCACTGCCACGGGTGGATCCGGCTTTTCGAACATCAAGCCAACGCGGTTCCGCGTGTTTATCTCCGGAGGCGGCGGATCCGGTGCCGAGGCCTGGGCCACGAACGCGGGGCCCGGCGGCTACGGCACAGACTTTGTCGTCGGCGCATGGACGGTCACAATGGTGACGGGCGGCAGCGGCTACACATCCACTCCAACCGCGGATGTGCAGGGCAAGTACACCTTCGGTGGAAGCGGCGCCGCCGATCAGCAGGACCCCGCCATTCCCGGCTACGGCCTGGGCTACGGCATCGGCCCTGGCGGCGCGCATTACAACTTTGCCAACAAGGCTTTTTGCGAGGTGCGCTTCGGTGATCAACCTCCTGGGGATTACATGGCCTCGCTCACTGCCAACGACAGCCAGTGGCCGACGACAGCACGCGGCGGGGGCGTTGCATATCTGTATTTGAACATCGGATACGACACGACCCAGTTTCCCGGCGAGCCGGAGATCCGCATCACGGTGAACGGCAAAAACACCATTTGGGATCCACGCACCTCGACTTACGGATTCAGCACCAACTGGGCTCTCCAGGTTGCCGACGTGATCGCCGACCCCGTCTTCGGCCTCGGCGATCCGTCCGTGAACCAGGCCCAGCTCATCGCGGCTGCTAACGTCTGCGATCAGATGGTCGCAACCTCTCAGGGCAATGAATCGAACTTTCAGCAGCACATTCACTACGACACGTCGACGCCGCCCGGTGATGCACTGGCGTCGATGATGCCGGCGGCCGCAGGCCGGCTCAGCCGCGTCGGTGGCGAGTGGTTCATCTTCCCCGCCTACTGGCAGGGACCAAGCTTTGCATTCGACGAGTCTAACCTCACCGACTCAATCGCCTGGAGTCCCTATCGCAGCCTCAAGGATTTGATCAACTGCGTCAACGGCACCTACACCGCGCCGAACTATCCCTATGCCCTGACCGGCAATTTGTACGACACCAACGGCTGGTACTACGGCACGACGAACAACCTCTGGAATTACGCCTGGCAGACGACTTCATTCCCGCAGTACCAGCCCGATTCCCTGCATGGCTACACGTCGAATCAATATCTCGCTGCCGATGGCGGCATTGTGCTGCCGAAGGAGCTGAGCCTGCGCGGCGTCATCTCGGTAGTCCAGGCGCAGCGCGTGGCCAAGATCAACCTGATGCGCAACAGGCAACAGGGCACCGGCACTTTCCCAATGAACCTTGCCGCGTGGCAGGCCGTGCCTACAGACGTGATGGACTTCAGTTTCGAAGTGATGGGGTGGAGTGGCAAATATCTGGAATTCGATAAGATTCAACTCGTCGCCGAGCCTGTGAGGAGCGCCTCCGGAGAGGATGGCGCGCTCGCCATCTCATGCACCGCCAGCGTCCAGGAAACGGACCCGTCCGTTTACGCCTGGTCCATCACCGAGGAGCTGACGCCGGAGGACATCACCTGGGGGGCTTCACAGATTCCGCTGTCACCGGCGCCGCCGTCATCCATGACGGTGACCAGCTCCGCTGGCACAGCGCTGATCGGTGCGGATGGCAACGTCACGCCGCGTGCTCTCGTCTCATGGACCACGCCTGCCGACAACACCGTCACGCAGATTGAGATCCAGTATCAGGCCGTGGGAGCTACGACCTGGTTGAGCGCCGGCATTGTCGACGTGAGCATGTTCCAGGCATTCGTCGCCGGAGTCATTGCCGGCTCTGCCTACAACTTCCAGATTCGTTCGCTTCGCCCGCGCGGGACATTCAGCGTCTGGGTCACAGTGAGCGACACGATCAGCATTACGCTCTCGATCTCCGCAACTTCCGGCGTAGTAGTGGCGCCTTCTGGCACACTGACCAGCGCTGTCACCGGCGCGACCGCTGATATCGTCGTCGCGCCGTTCACGGCAACGGTTGGAAGACTGTCGGTGAGTTGCTTGCCGGCCGGAGCGGTCACCATCCCGAGCCTGGTGCAAAGCACGCTCTACTACGTTTATTACGTCGATGCGACCTTCTCCGGTGGCGCGATCACGCCCGTGGCCACGATCC